AATGCCCGTTATATGTTCTATCAGAACCTGTAATTACAATTTGATGATTTTGACGATTTGCAACTCCATGCAAAACTTCACCTTGTGTTCTCGGTGTCAATTCTAAAGAAATTGTTCCGCATGCTGTCAATACTATTGCAGTGGTTGCAATAAAACCAAATCTAATACATTTCATTTTTTTAACCTATAATATAATTTATTTCTTTCAGTGAAAGAATGATTACTATTCACTTTAACAAAATTTGTAGCTGTTCCTGACCAGATATTGCCTGACCAGACAGTGTTGTATTCATCTATTACTTTATATGAACTTTGCCCAACAACTTCTAATATAGTTGCAAACACATCACGTTTTATGTGAAAAACTTTATCACCTGAGTTAAATATTTCTATACCTTTAAAAGTTTATCTTCCATTTAATTTTACCGCAATCCCAAATTCTATTATATCCTAATTCAACCATCAATTCTGATTCTGTTTTATCAGCAACATCAACATTGAATTTTTTAGCTATTTTAGATTTCATAAAATTTTCTTTATTATATCTACTTTTAGCTTTTGTGTAAAAGTAATCGGGCTTTATAACTTTATCAATATCAAACCCTGTAGATTCATATAATTTCCCAAATCCATATCTGTTATCACTAAATGAAATAATCGGAAGTAAAATTATTTCATTCTTGACTGCAAATTTTAAGATTTTTGAAAAACCGCCACGAACATTAGTATTCAATGCTGTAGCATATCTAATTATTTCTACTTCTTTAGTTGATTTCTTGAACGACATCACAGCAACCAATTCATCATTTACATCATACAATCCATATGAAAAATTTCTATATTGAGCGAATCCTTGAATATGATTTGTATTAAGAAATTCTCGTTCATCTGAATTTATAATTTTTCTACAAGTCAATTCTCGGGCATTTAATTTTGTTTGAGTTCGTTGCAATGAATTCAGAATTAAATTTTTTACAATATTAGTTTTGTACTTCCATTCATCTTCAAATATAGTTATAAGTTTAACTCCTTTTTCTTTACATAAAGCAAATTTTTCTGCATGATAATTTTTGTTTTTAAATAAATCACTGTGCCAATATAATCCACAAAATTCAATTGCTAAATTAAATTCAGGAACAAAAATATCTAATTCATTAGGATAGATTTGTGTTCTATCACCAGATAGAACTTCTGAATTGCAATTATTTCTAACAAAATCTAATATTTCTATTTCACCTTTACTCTTGAATGATGTATTTGCAGACTTCCATTCAATTTGATATTCATTCAATCGACTATAAAGAGCCGAATCTGAAATTTGCAATTCTTCTAATATAGCCATAGTAGAATTTCTTGTCGATAAGTATTCTACAAATTTTTCTTTATCATCCAATATATCTAAACTTTCTTGTGGTATATGAATCTTATTAGAATTACTAACCCCATACCTTGACATAAGAGTATCTTGTTGTTTCTTTACAACTTTTTTTACATTCTCTTCATTATCATAAAATTCTTTATGCTTTTGTTTTGCATAAGCAGTTTGTCCATTGTTTGTTGCTGTACCGTTTGTCTTGGACAAAATTGTTTGCTCTCGTTTTTTATTTTCAGCACCAATTTCTTGTTGAGTACGATTGGCTTTTGCTTTTGACACTTTTTTACTAATCTCAATTTGAGCGCACAAACAGTTTTTGGTCAAACCACAATATCCAAATCCATCATTTATAGATATAAATCGTTTTTTATTGCCATTTACACATATGTTTGATTCATGTGAAATAGCGCTATAGATTATTTCAGAAATTTTACCTGTTTGGATTTTGGAATTATGTTGCACCCAATTCCACATTTCTTGGTTTTTTTTAACCATTGAAGAAAAGCATTTTGGATTATTTTGGATGAGTTCTTGAATTTTTTGCTTGATTTTGTCCATGTGTTATTATAACACAAAAATTTATTTATATAATACAAAATGGGTGCCGAAGCACCCATTTATTTCTTACAACTTTATTACAAAACCAAATTCGATTAGCTGAATTGTAGATTTGTGATAGCGATTTCACCAAGATAGTCAGCGCTGTTACCGAAGCTTGATGCACTGTTTGTCAATTCTACATATCCGTAACGAGTCATAAAACCGATTACTGGTTCGAAGGTATTTGGATCCAACACGACTCCAGAAGACATCAACGGAATGTATGGGCAATAGAATGCTGCGGCATCAGCTTCGCTGCTGCCTTTATATCCCACTAATACTGGTGTTGAGTCATTTGCATATGAATTAACATATACGCGCATAGCACCATTCAATGTACCGACAAACTTAGTATTTGTTGGTGCCTCGAATGTTCCTTCAGTTGTACGTGCAAATGCTGAAGTTGTTGCTGATTGTAGAACAGTCAATGCAGCTGGGGAAACGATACACCAGTTACCAGCACCACGACGAGTACGTTGAGCAATCAAGTTTGCAACGCGGTTGATAAGAACAGCCAATGCTGCGTGTTCGTCACCAACGAAAGTTGCTGTACCGCTAACTGCTGATTGGTCATATGTATATTCAGTTGAAGCTAGAGCATACAATGAACCAAGAATTTCTTGATCGATTTCAACAGTGATTTCTTGTGCAAGTGCTGCCATGATTTCTGCTTCGATATCAAGACCGTGCATTGCTTGTGCATCTTGTGCAGATTCGAAAGTCCAACGTGCTGATAGCTTACGTGTGCGAGCTTCAACAACTTGTTTCAAAATCTGGATGTTCAAACGACGACCTGGCACGCCTTCAAGTGTAGCTGTAGAATCTGCACGACCAGTAGCTGAGCTACCAGAGTATGCAACAGCAATCTTGAATGGTGATAGTGCTTCGTCACCGCTTGTAGTGCTTGTGTTAAATGTGCTGCTGTCAGTCATATTATCAGCATAACGAACACGTAGTGTATGAATTTGTGAAACTGGTCCAGTCATTGGTTGAACACCAATAATTTCGTTAGCGATCACAGTTGGCATCACACGACGAATAACAGGAAGAATAACACGATTCAAAGTTGCAACGTTACCAGCAGTAGTACCACCAGTTGTTGCATTTTCCAACAAGTTTTTGCGGGTATTTTCTAGCACCGCAGCCATTGCCGTACGACGAGATCCTTGCAGTCCATCTAGAAGGGCTGTCTTGGTCTCACCCCAACGGCTTTCAAGTAGTTCTTGTGACATTAAAATTTCTCCTTAATTTGTCAATTTACTTTTTAGTTAAGCCCTGCTAAACGCTTGATTTCATCGATTTTCACGACATTCTCTGCGCTGTTTTTAGCAGTTTTATCACCAGTTACCGCACTTTTGCTTTCAGTTAAAGTCTTCTTTGAAGAAGTTACTTCAACATTAGCTGTATTGTTTAGAACCGCTGGTAGATATTTGTCAAATGCAGTCTTGAGGCGATCAGTCTGCACATTCTCAAGTAGTTGTGACATAACTTGAGCTTTCTCTTTGTTAAGCACACCTAACAATTCATTCATAACGCTACCACGAGCTATTTGGTCTTTAACGATACGTGCTTCTGTATCTTTGGATTCCATAATAGTACGTGCTTTTGAAAGAGTCTTTTTGGCTTCATAAATCTGTTTATCTTTCTGAGCAATTGAGTTTTTCAACTTATTGATCATTTGATTTTCGTTCATATGTGTTGCAGCAAACTCAGTTGAGAACGCTTCAAACAATTTACGACCAAACATATTTTCACGAGCTTGTGTAATATCTTCTTTCAATTGATTTAATTCTGTATCTAAACGTGAAGAAATTGCTTCTTTAACAAGCTTTGCGCTGTTCTTAACAAATTTTGTTTGAACTTCGTCAAGCTTTTTCTTTGCTTGTGCAACCAATTTAACTTTAGTTTCAACAAGTTCTTTTTTGTCAATTGAAAATTCATTGATTTCTTCTGAAAGTTTGCTAATAACAAATCTTTCAAGTTTTTGTACAGATTCTTTTTGAATCTTTCTATCAGAACGTAGTTCCTTGATTTCTTCTGCTAACTTAGAAGTCATAAACTTCTCAAATTTAGCTGCGCCTTCTTTCATTGAACGACGGAACTTCACGCGGTCTTCTGCAAGAGAGCGTTTATCTTCCATGAATTCGTTGATTTCAGCAGTTAGGCTTTCAGTAACCATCTTGTCTAAGGATTCGATCATAACAGTTTTGTCATGCTCGTAACGGCGTGCAAATTCTTCGCGTAATTCTGCGCGAACTTGTTCCTTAGCTTCGTTTAGTTTTGCTTCCCAGGCTTCTGATAGAGCAGTTCTAGTGTCTTCATTTATGATTCCACTTTCTAGCAATGCTTGTAGTGCATCCATGCTCTTTTCTCCTTAAATTTTTAAATCTTTGATGAATCTCATTAAAGATTCTTTCAAATACTTTTGTACTTTTACATCACCACTCACTTCTTTCGCAATCTCAATCACTTTATGACCATGCTTCATATTAATGAGGCCTTCATAAATTGCTGTTGGATATGCATTAGGGGCTGAGGGCTGAGCCACAATATCAACTGTCACAATTTCAAAATCGCTAACGTCGCCTGTAGATTCACTTACGTTGCCTGATCCACGGGAGCTTACTCCCAATTTAACTCCACTTGATAGAAGAGTTTTAGCGATATTACCCATTGGTGTATCAACAATCTTAAGCTTTCCGAATCCGTTAGCACCATCCATCCACATTTCTGTGATGCAATGGCTTACGCGATCAAGATTGATTTTCAAGTCGTCAGGATGATCTAATTCCCCGAGAACTGGTATATCTTTACGTAGAGACTCATTAAGAGTCTCTACCGCTTTTTTGATTTCATGAACTGGATATACTCGCTTGTTAGCGTTTCTGACTCCACCTTGTACAAAGATACCCTTCATATACAAATGCTTACCTTCCTTATCGGATTCAGTAATGATTTGCGCATCATTGAAAGTAAGGTTTTCTCTTAGTAGAGCCATAATATATCCTTATTTCTTGCCTGGTTTATTGCCAGTATTCTTGCCAGTGATTTCAGACTTCTTATTGACATTCACTGATTTACCATTGCCAGTCTCTTTGCCTTCTGAATTACCTTCAGATTTAGCTTTACCCCACCATTGCTTACCTGCATCTGCTCCAGGAACATTTGCAAACTTGCCTGCGTGTGGTAAATCGCTTGGCTTCTTAGCATTAGTTTTTGGTGAAGTACCATCTGGTGCTTTTTCTGATCCGCCTTTAACGATATTAGCAGTAGTGCCGCCCATATCATTCTTACCAGCAACAATACCCTTCTTGTTTACGCCGACTGAAGTGCCTTTAGAACCAACTTCATGACCTTCTGATTTGTTAGCAGGAAGTGAAACTTTCTCAACGTATTCGCGCATAAATGCAAAGTCTTCTTCTAAATCTTCGCCTGAGTCAGACTCTTCGCCAGAATCACCTTCCATCATTTCATCGCCGCTACCTGAGCAGTCTTTGCCTTCGCCCATGTTTTCATCATCTGAACCCATTTCTGCGCCGCCGAATTCATCACCTTCTGCGCCGCCCATGTCGCTATTCATTCCATCAGTGTCGCCACTCATGTCGCCATGGTCGCCCATTAAACGATCAAACTCAGACTTAAGATCATCAAGTGCATCTTCTAAATCAACAACGCGATTTTCTAATCCAGCTTCACCTTCTTCTCCGCCGAATTCATCACCGCCCATTTCACCACCAAATTCATCATCTGAACTCATATCGTCTGAGTCCACATCACCGCCAAAGTCATCGCCAGCAAATTCATCACCATCGCCTAGCTCATCTTCTTCGTCGCCTTCTTCGTTCATACCTTGTTCGTCAGCTTCAATGTCGTGGATCATTCCATCAACTTTGCTACCACCGAATTCTTCTTCATCCATGATAGATTCATAAATTTCACGAGACTTTTCTACAACGATCTTGTGAAAAAGTTCGCTTGCTTTTGCATGATCTTCATTGATGATAAATTCAATCAACTTTTCATAATTATTCATTTGTCTCTCCTTTTGAAACATCTTTGCAAAAATATTTACTCTGATAATAAAAAAACAGGCAATTATGCCTGTTTTTTCGTTAAAAAAATTTAATTAGATACCCAAACCACCTAATTCACCACCCGCTTGTGCGGCAGATGCGCCATATTGTGTTTGAACTTTCTTCACTTTCTTCGCTAATTCTAACTTACGTATATCATTCATTATTCGAATCTTTTTAATCTTCTTTAACGTAAGCTTAGTTTTACGAACGTCATTAAGGTTCAGAGCCGAATTATCTTCCTTCTCTGAATAGTACCCTATAGGGGCGTTATCGAACATTTCTGTTAAAATCACAAGTTACCTTTTCGTAATAAATATATTTATTAAATTTTTGTAGTTCGGGGCTCGCGAAGCATGAATAAATAATATTTATGCGACTAAACGAAATTACAAAATATCTTAACGAGCCTGAAAAACACAATTATGCTAAACAAATTTGGCAGTTGATAAATCATACTTACAAAGATTTAGGCTTACCGCATAAAGATGTTCAAACTCTTCTAAATTCTGCTGGTATATGGGAGGTAGAAATAGAGCACAATAAAGTAATTGCAGGTGTTCTATACAGACATTTTCATGGTAATAAACTAAGATTGATATTTCATGATGACAGTGCAATAGGCAAATCTGCTGTCAAATCATTAGTGAAGAAAAGAATAATTCAAAGTGATGGTTATTGGGGAGAATTTTCAAATCCACTTGAAAGTGTTATAATCAAGATGGGCGGTAATATGATTCCAAATACCGAAGTAGAAAAAATATTAGGTCAAAATATTGATAAATTAGATGATGATGGCTATCATTATTATAGAATTGCTGGTGGCCAACTTCGACGCAAAGTTCTTATTGGCCATCCTAATCTTAATTAAAATCCACCGCCAGCGCCTGACGCGCCTGCAGCATTAGATGCAGATGGTTGTCCAGGTGCTGAAATACCAGCAGCACCTTCTCATCCACCTTCACCCCCCAAATCTCCTTCACCAGCTTCAAGCT